TGCGGAGGTCGATGTGGTTGCAGGCAACAATATTGCCCTCATAATCTAATACTGTATAGCCAGTAATGCTGGTTGAGATGTCTAAGCCTAAAATCATTTTCGTGTTACCCCGAAATCTATCCTGTACCAGATTCTTTCGTGAAGATAGTATAACACTATTTTCGTTATTAATTCAAAGGATCCTATTGTGAGGCCCACTTTAGGATCCCCGGAGACAAGCCAACCCAATAAGATCGTATCAAAAGTGCCTACTGCTCTCCAGGTGAGCGTCTTAAGTATGTGGCGGGTTTTGCTAATAGATGGCTTGTCCATGCCATTAGATCTTTTCTTTCATAGCCCATTTGGCAGACTGTGCAAATACATAATCATATTCGTCGGTGTCCTTGAGAGCGACCTCGGCTCGTCGAAGACATGTCTGCAGAGTATCGACGAGAGCCCTAAGGTCTCCGATCTTCTTTTCTTGTTCCATCAAACGGCGACGTGTTTCTTTGTCGGGAGGGGTCATTAAATATCTGTCTTTATCTTGATGGTGAAATCACGTGAAACTGTCTTTCTTACCGGGGTGGCCAATTTGGCAATTCCAATAAGATTCCTTTCATCATCATATATTCCTACCTTCGAAATATAGGTTGTCTTTTCAAATGAACCTGTTGGGTCATTATAAGAAGAGCTTACAACATTTTTAATAAGAACCTGCCGGCTTTCCATATAAGTTTTCGCTCCCACTGTGGATGAAGATATACTTGTATAACTTCTAAAAGTGGGGTTACTGGACTGGTTTAACTCGGCCTTGGGGGCTGTTGCAAACATGGTGAGAGTCTGTGTGGTGTTGGTACCACTCATCTCCATAGTGAATGCGCTGTTGGGCGCCCAGACAATTGTGCGGTCGATTCCAGCCATCCAATCGGCGCCATGGCCAGACACTGGTTGAGCGAAGTAAGTCCACTTAGCATTATCGGTTACCAATTTGTCGGCCGAGTCTCTATAATAGGCATCCTGATTGGAGGCGTATCCCAGATTATAAGAGGCCGTCAGTATTAAGAAGCCCTGGCCATATAAAGCCAGACCGATGGGAGCGGAGCGTGTATGACTTGTCAGCGCCGGGCCCGTACGATAAGTTTCATAAAGAACTCCGTCGCGGTTGGTGTCCTGGGCGCGCGCGATGAGCGAGCCGGTATAATAGTACTTTAAATCTATCGATCCCGGCTTAATCTGGGATCCATAAAAGATTGTCGGGATTCCAACGAGGCCGACTTCGACATTATCTAAATCTCTCGTCCACTGGCCGCGGACGCTCGATGAGCCGGCATAAGTGAAGTTAGGATCAATATAAGATTTATTGTCAATCGTGTTTTTAAGAGCCCGCAGATGAGATACATAACCTTTCCCCGGAACTGGGGCTGCATTGACGCGCTTTGTTGATGAAAAATATAATTCTTTGGAGATCGATGAGGTAAGAGGATAGTTGCTGAACATTACATCCCCATAATTCATCTTATTGAATGCTGCTTTGGTTGTGCTGCGGAATCCTATCCTAGAACCGTTCTTTGTGACAAAGCCATAAATGAGGCCTTTGTCGGGTGTCGTGGTTCCATCGGGTCCGGATGGACCAATTAGGCGTTGGGATCCAGGAACATAATCTCTATCGACATTCAATTCATAGAGCGAAATATTGCCGGCATCCGTCAGACGGACAGGATCAGTGAAGGCGCCTGACATGTTTGATGCATTGTTATAATATGCCGAACCACTGTAGATCAGAAATTTAACAGCGGGATAAGTTTTTAATGTATTGACGTAAACATCATTATGTTTAAACTTGTAATACGGCATAGCATACCATTAGTAGTCGAGGCGCACGCGCAGAGTAAACTCTGTAGTTGGATCTTTCTTTAACGGTTCCGACAGTTTGGCGATCGCCAGTAGTTCGTTGTCTGCTGAATATAGACCAACTGTTGTTACGTATGTGACTGGCAAATCCTGTGCGTTGGTCTTAACAACCAGTTTACTGTCCTTCAAGTACGTGGGATTGGCTGAATAATTAAAGTCAGTGTTGTTAACTCGGCAGAAGTACACAGCTGAGTTTAGCTCTGTGCTGTTATTGAATGACACATTTTTGATTCTGTGTCGCAGAGCGTCGCAGTTGACATCAATTGTCGAGCCTGTAAGGACCGCTGGCGCTAGGTGTGGGCCAGCTGCGCCGGGAGGACCAGTTAATTGAACTTTGTTCCGCATACGGGTTGTTCTGCCCGCAATTGCTGTGTAGGGGCTGCGGCCGTCTAGTCCACCACTCACAAAAACAGAAGCGGTAATGACAGCGATGCCGGCCTGATAATAGACGAGGCCGCACTTGGGGGTACTTCCACTTAAGGGATCCGCGCGGCCGGCAGACCAGACGCCGCTACTTCCGGATGCTCGAAGAATTCCATATTCGCCGGCCGGGGAATTTACTTTATAACTAGTTGAACCACTGCCGTCAGTAATATTGATCATCTGCCTAAAGCTTCCGGTTTCATAAGAGCTGTTGACGCCCAACGTTAAACTAAAGCTGCCCTTTTTGATCTCATCCTTTGAGAGGAGGCGCGCGAAGTTAAAGAAATAGCACTCCCTTATCTTTCTGCCGCCAGTTAGATCACCGTCTTCGTCGAACTGACGCACGGCGCCGTTCTCATCAAATCCAACAAGGACCTGTGCCATCTGGTTGTAGAGATTGATCTTTTTGGGCTGCATTGAATAGTCTGCTGCCAAGGATTGGGAGAGGGAAGAGGACGGAGAATATCCCATTGTGAGATCGAAGATATGGTTTGCGGAAGAACTTAAGTACGGATAGTCATAAACGGACTGAAACATTCCGTGACTATAGTCCTTAATGTTGTACTCGGTACCTGCCTTATTAGTGTAAGTACCGGAGACAATCGTACCCGTTATCGGAATTGCTTCGTGCAACAGGTTTCTTGTTACGACAGAGTCTCTGTTATCAAATGTTTTAAATGAAGTTGCCATTTCTTGTCCCTATCCTAAGTCTGCTTCACGAATCTGACCGGGAGGTCAACCGTGTAGCCCGTTGTCATTCCGGAGATTCGAACTGTCGAATCGATAAATTTATAAGCTGTCGCTGTGGGCGCGTCGGGCCCAAGGAGATCAGTTCCTCCCGCTCCTTGAAGTGTTTGCGCGGCTGTCGCGACAGTACCCAATCGATTAAAGAGATAGGCGCTGGTCTTTAAATCGAGACTTGCGGCGATCTTAAATTTCACCGATGTGCCTTGGGGCCCATCAATCACCGAGAACGTGTTACCAGTGAGGAGATTGTTCACCACCTCAGATTGATCCGAGAGGGTGAAAATGTAAGTGGCAATATTGTCATCATCAATTGATGTGGGTTTAAACCCCAGTGTTTCGCCGGCGTTTGTGTTAGTGGCCGGGGTCGCTATGCTTCCCAAACGATTGTCAATTTGGATCATATATTGGGTTTCTACCAAGTCCGCGGCTAACACACTATTGGCACTAAGTTCTGACGTGTCGAGGCCCTGGTCGAGCTGAATGAAATTGGCGCCCTGAGCAGCAACATCACCATTAAGCTGACCCGCGGCCAAAGATGCCTCTCCGGAGGGCCCTTGCATTGTGTTAACGGTTGTCTGGTCTGCCAGGACTACATAAGTAGACAGTGTTGCGTCAACTGTGTGATTGCCACTTTTGTTAGGCTTTATGACGGGCAAGTAAAGCAAATCATTGCGTGCTATTGACATTAGTCTGGAGTTCATACTAGACATGTTGTTAGTAAACGCCTCCAAAACTGGTGTCTGGAGAATGTTGATATCGTAATATGCAGAGCCGCTGGTGTTGTTTTTGTCGTACAGCCCGTAATCAATCTCGTCGTCGCCCAAAGCGAATTTTGCTATTTTAAAGCTTCCGTTCCCTTCGGCCAATCTTTTGCGACCCAGGTCGGTCAGTACTGCATCTAAAATGATGTCACCAGAATTATCTAAAAATCCCATGTTACTCTCCTCTTCATATAAATAGTCCTAAATATCATTATTCGCTTCCTTTTACTATACCGGAATTGTTAAAATTAATATTCAAATCCATTTTCCTGCCGGTTTGTTTGCTCGTCAAACGTATCTTGAACTCTTTCCCCCACACACTATCCAGTAGGCCCGCTGCCCCAAGACGCTCCGTGGGCGTTGAATTAACGCTTATATCCGGTTGTGGGTTTTCTTGGTTATAACTGGTCTGTTGAGATGTTGGTTCTATAAGTATAAATCTTCTGCCTGGTTTTATTAAGCGTTGTTTTACTGTTTTAAATGTATATGGCTTCTGTTTTAAATAGATCTTTCCGTCGTCGTCGACCACTTCAATCTCAATAATCGTTGTTGGATTAGAAATATTGGCGTGGATATCAATGGACCGAGCGCAGTAATAATATTTGGTATTTGGGACAATAGTGTCGACATATGAAGCACCGGTGCCATAGACCGGATTAAGCGACGGTGAGTTCACCATTGCCTCAGTGAAGCTTCCGTATCCCTCCGGGGGCTTCTGGAGTCTAAATAGCTGATATGCGTCAACCGGATCATCGCTGTTGAAAGAAATCTTCTTCTTCTGATTTTTTATTTCTTCGAAAGATAGGGCTTCTTCCTGCTGGGCCAGATATTCTTTCTCGAAGAATGCCGGATCGGTGGGCAAGATACTAATTGGGGCCAGATCATACTTGCCCGTATTGGAGTTAAGAAGAATCTGAATTTTGTTGCTTATGCCCTTGTGAAGATAGAAGGACATCTCAGGAGGAACGGGGGGCTTATCGACGACAAGGCAATCTAAGCCTTCCGCAAGATAGGGGACCATTACAATTTTTATATTTGGTGTGTTGTGGACCTTCAACTTTTTGTATGTTGTTGGGCCCAGATAATCCCACCACATGGTTTCATCTGTATACTTATACTCATTCCCAACAATCAAAACCATTTTATGGAAAACATAGCGATACTTCTTCTCATACTTAACTTGTGAATCGTAAAAAGTGATTGGGATGCTTTCGTTATATCCCAAGTTTTCGTATCCCAGTTTGTTTGAGATGTAAAAAGTCTGGACCGGTAGAGCGGGGGCTGACTGTGTTCCATCATCGTTAAGAAGATATTTGCTTACCACATACATTAGTGTCTCTGTGTGACACTGGGCGCCGGCTAGAATCTCTGTGTATGTACGGCTCCAACTCTGGAGCGACGCTGATAGGTCTACCTGCGCATTTTCAATGTGCTCCATCGAATCCTGGATCGGGTTGGTCGGATTGAATCCGGATCTAGCGTAGTCTTTTAAAAACCTGTACGGTAACGAACTATTGTCATAGTTTGTATAATAGTCGTTAATGGTATTTAGTGCTCGGCCAAAAGTTGTATCATCTACCATAGATATCTCTGGACTATCTACGGCGTCCATATATTGTGCCAGGGAAGCGCCGACATCACATAGGATAGGAATTGCTGTTGTTTCTGTTGTGAATCGATATCTACTGGCATCTTCGGCGTCGAGGGGAAATTTTGTTGTAGATGTAAATCTCTCGAACGTGCTGTCCGGGGCTGGCCAATTTAAATGATTATTGATTGCGGCGACCTGTAGAATATCGATGAAGCTTTTCGTATCTTTATCGTTCGCCATATTTCGCAGAAATGAAGCACCAGATTTTAATCCAGTAAACTGGTCGTCGTCCGGCGGAATAACCAATTCCACACAGTAAGGAATCATTTCATTTCTAATATATTCAGAATTGGTAATAGCTTCATCAGAATGCAGAATAACAAAATTAGTATTATTAGTTGCCATTGTATCAAGGTTATCTTCAACGTCAGCACGCGATAGACCTGTGGCCCAAAGCTGATAGGCGCCAACGGTGTTTCTTTCGGTAACGCCACCTTGTGTTTGCCTTGAGTCCATAAAGTAGCCCGGACCTTCGCCCGGTATGGACAGCGCTCTCTGATGATAGTTGGCCAGCAAGAGTGATCCAGTGTTCTGCAACTCGGAATACATTATGTAGGCGTTTGGAAGCATCCCTTCTCTTACGTTAGAGAAGGCTGTCGCTGTTTCATAACTTGGAGTAGTATTGGCATAGTAATTATACTCTCCTTTGACGGTTAGCATCATTCCGCTGGCTGCCCTGATTGCTTTGTCTCGTACCAGGGGATAGAAAACAGCTGTATAATCTTTGTGGGTTACGGCCGCTGAGGATGATAGAGAATTAATATATGAGACGAAGTTTTCGCGAGTGGTGGTACCAGCGCCGCCGATGTAGGTCTCATATGCATCGTCTTTATCCTGATATCCGTTCCACGCCCAGGAGCGCGCAGCTTGAACCTGAAACGTTGGTGAATATAGTTGGTCCCGAGTTAAGTTGGGGTCATTGAGATTCGTGGTCAACACAATGTTAGCAGGGCCGTTGGGACTTTCAAGTTGAAGGCGCAGCTGCGGAGGATTGAGGCGGTCCGGCGCGCCGGGCGCCTCATGGTGGCCAGGTGTATTTCCGGCATTTATTCGATCTATGATTGTAGAATAGTTTACTAATGTAGTACCTCTCGAACTCTTATATGTTGTGTGATACTGGCCCAGTATGCCGCGGAGCTTATCGGTAGATCCGAGGGCGCTGGCGGGGGTGATGCGCATCATGGGGTGACCAGCGCTTCCCCTCTTCAGTCTTTCTTTATCGCCGGTGATCGAGACGTTCACCATCAATAATCTTTTTTTATAAGCCTTGTTTTGTAACATTTTTAGTCTTCCTGGTATTCCGCGGGCATATAAACTGGAATATTGCTAGCATATTCGCCTGCTTGGGCGTAGGGGTTGCTGCTGAGTGTAGAAATATATGTTTGTATTTCCCCAATTATGGCCCCGTATCTAATTGCTGATGTTTGGAACTGCGGACTCCCCAGAATAAAAAGTGTGTTCATCGCGCTGAGGCCCAGATCAACATCCACATCAATAACCCCAGATATTGAAACTAGCCGACACAATAGGGAATTTCCCTGATCAAGGGCGGTCCCGAACGCACTTAAATTTAATGTTTCCCAAATTGCTTGGGGGGCGCCCTGTGATGTATTATATGATTTCAAATACTCCACTTTTACTAGTGATTCAAAGTTAATCATATTAGACAGAGAATTAGAGTTATCGATGATTGATGGCTCTTGAGTATATTTGGCTAAGGCTAAGGATCCGGCGATGGCATCAGGATTACGGATTATAGTGGGCAGATTATCTGCCACAATCACACCGTTAAGCAACCACTGTGCCGCGGGGGAGGCGGCGGGTATATTCCCCGGGAGTGTTGCCTCTATGAATATTGCCTCACTTGAGCCCGAAAGCCCTGTTCCTTCTGACTCGTCATCTATATTGAAGAGGTTTTCGGTGCCCATATAATCCGATGGGTCGATGAGTGTTGTAACCCGGTCGGCAGTTGGGAATAGTATCTGGCGAAGATCGGTGTCCAGATGTTTGATATATGCTCCCGCGGCGCTGAGGATTTCTAGGATATCGCCTTCTACAGTCTGGGCCGCGTTCGGATTATACTGGTATGTATGGAGAGCATTATTGATGAACAGCAGGGTGAATCGTGCTGGGTCAAGAACAAATGATTCTGTCCGTCGCAGATTTTCTTGTCCATTTATAATACCGAGAAGGAGAGCCCACGGGGATAAATAACCATAGGTATTAATTTCGCCGGACGCGTTGTCGAAGCCATATTTGGCTTGCTCATTCTTCGTGCGGTCAGAGAAGGTCTCGAAGCCGATATTGGGCGTCGTCGAGGATACGCTGTTGACCATTCCGTAAGTGTATTCCACACCGACCCCGGCTGGTCGATCTATTGTATAACGATCGCGGAACTCATGCTCTACCGTCAGAACTGAGGGGGGCTTCGGATGTGCGATGCTTGAAAAGACCTGAAAAGTTGTGTCAGAGGCTGCCTGACCTGTCGTCAACTGTTGGGATATTTGGGCCGCAAAGTCGCGAACCAAATCGACAATCATAACCTGCTCCTGGGAAATTCCGGGGGGCTTCGGTACCGCTAGCGCGAGAAGATTCTTGCTCCATAAATCCATACCGAATCTTTTGAATGGATCAGTACCGAACAAAAAGTTAACTGCTATAAGATACTGAGAGATAATATTAGAGAGGTCGAGTTTGACGGGATTCTCGGCTTCGACCGGAAGACGGTCCTTGCCGGAGAAGTCGCGACTTATGGCCGTCTGAAGAATTCCTTGTATGGCTTTAAGTGCGTCTGCGGTCTTGTCCAGGACAGTTACTTCGACCTTATACTCTACAGTGCTGGAGATATAAGAGGCCGCGGCTAGGTCGACAAATATAATATTCTTTACGTCGGTTAGTTGATTTGAAGAGAGATTTAGAATTCTTATAGGCTGAGCGCCGTCGACAGAATCGGCCGAAATTGGTGTCCACCCTGATTCTCCAGGAATTGTTAGGTTGCCGGCCGGAGCAGGCGTAAGTTCGTTCCCGTCATCGTCTCTTTTTATAACTCGGCGCGATATTTGAATATCTTCTATTTTTACACAACTCAACAGTGCAGGATCATTTTTTATAAGTGATCCATATTTGGTATTATTCTTCGCATATTGTTTAAGATCAAAACCAAAGGTGCCGTGAATTCGCCCTAGACCATCGCGTGAGAGCGTGAGGCGGGAGAAACTGGATGCGTCAGATTGCGATGGCTCCGCATATTCAAATTTTAATGTTCTTGCGGTCGTTAAAAAACGAAGATCCTTTACTTTAGAATTTGGTACCAGATCGGACACTATTTTCGGATGCGATGTGGGCGAGTGTACGGTGCCCGCCATGGCATGCGGCGACGGTCCGGTGAGCAAGTAATGAATATCCCCGGGCCAGACAGATCCTATCGGACCGTAGGAGGGTTTAATTTCGTCGATCTTCCATAGTTCTGCGGCCGCGGGGCTCACACCATTGACCAGAAGAGTTTCTTTTATTACATTGCCGATGAAGCAATTGTTCTTATAAGTGCGATATGATACAGCAAACAGATAAAGATCTTTGATCTGTGTGTTTCGCCGACGGTCGGCGAAGTCGGCCACATCAATGCCTAGGGTTTGCACGGGCGGAAGTGGTGCCAAGTTCACTGGGCCCGCGGTGGCTTCGACCATCACTCGATCGATATGTGCGTCGGCGATGAGGCCCGTCATTATATTTCCGCCGGCGACGCGATTTAAAACAAAGGTTTTCTGTGTAATATGATTATAAATTTTTGAGTTAGTGAGGGTAATTGCAGGCGTGCTTATGCCGGGCGGTCGGTCCGCCATGCGGCCCTTCCACTTCATATCTTTCTTGGTTAGAGATAAGCGATATTTCTTCATCTCGGCTGTGTCAGGTTGGGCGCCCATTATTAATGCTTTTTGCTTGTTAGCATCTACGGCCAAATTCATTATGGCATTTTTATCTGTCGACAAGTATATAAAGTTTCCAAATTCACGAGCTTCATCTCCAATTATCTCTTTAGTTTCATTGGAGATTTGAACCTGGACTGTCAATTCATTATCCACGTTGTCGCTAATTTGAACTGATTCAAGCCGAATAAACGGAATTTGTGATTGGTATGGCAGGGGAGACATCAACATTAGTAAGGCTCCTCCTGATCAGAAGTGTAAATATCCCGGCTAACACGAATTCTAGATGTGCTTGACCTGAGCGTTTTCTCATTAATTCCGGCTGCATCAAGGACACTATCAGGAATCTCTTCATCTACCATGATATTGAAATAATATCCTATATTGCCCGCAATATTCAGAGCATTCTCTATCGGCATTGGTGCCATGAAAGATCCAGGATCATTTGGTGTATAGGACAACTGGGTATATTTGCCCGGAGAAAGGGGGTCCGCGGCCGTGGGGCGTGTACCCGAGCCAGAATGAAATACTTCAATTTCAAAATTTTCTTTTTCAAAATCTGTATTTTCTTCTCTCACTTCCAATATGAGATAGTTGTTTTCTACCGATAAGTATAGGCTGGAGTTATCCAGACTAATATTTTGTACGCCTGGAGATGTGCCGTCACTGAAATTCATTCTGTAATCCATATCAATATTAATCTGCGGAATGTTCTCAATGTAATCGTTATCGTTTAAATATTCTTTTGCTGATGTAATCCTCGGTTCCGATAGTATCTCAAGATTCCAGGCTGGGTTTTTCTGGCTTGTTAGAGAAGATCGGCCTAGCGGATAAGCGTTGACCTTTCCCTTCTCTTCGAATACTTCTATCTTACTGAATATTTCTACTTTGTCGGCGGGGTCTGAGTCGGGCCCCAGCATTTCAGTTACCTGTTGTACAAAAGAGTTGACTCGGCCTTCGGCGCCCGTACGGGTTGGTATTACTTTAAGACTTGGGGTGGTGCTCTGGATCCGTGATTCGGCCATACTGGGGCTCTCAGACATCCCTTGGCCCGTGACATCATACATTATACCATCATCGAAAAAAGCATAGTAAGATGGCTTTAGGCGCCCAATGGCTAGCAAGTACTTCCCGTACTCAGTGAGTTTGAAGTCTAACACATCTTCTTTCTTGTTAAAGAATTCCATTAGTAATTACCGCCACTGTTTCCGCCACTGTTTCCGCCACTATTGTTTCCACCACGATTGTTGCGACCTCGACGGCGGCGCGTTCTTCGGCGTCTACGGGGAAGGCGGGGATCCTGGGGATCTGCTGTATAAGTGCCCGACTCCAGCGGAGGTGGAGCGTTGGGATCTATATAAGTGCCGCTGGAGCCGGCCGATCTTGCTCGCAGGTTGTCCATTGCTGACCCCGGTATTATGGGGGCGCCGTCGGTTCCGCGCAAGGGCGGCCTTCCGTCAAGAGTAATCATGTCATCGTCTTCGATTTCGTATTGCATATCACCAGAAGTCCACTGCACTGTCGCATCAATGCTGGCCAATTCGACTAGTGAGAAGTAGTCATACGGCCAGTTATAAGTATACGGCCCTTTCAATTTAGGCGCAAGTGCTGATGTATCCGCGGTAACCAAGGATCTCTTGTAAACATCGAAGTCTCTCTTAGCCCGCTTCTTAACCTTGAATACCATCCACCGGATAGGTTGTATGTTGTCAGCCATCACGCGCAGGAGATCTCTATCTTCAACCTCTATCTCTTTTGCCGATTGAGTCTTCTCTGCGATGCTGGGCGGCAGGTTCTGCCACATATCCGCGATGTCTTGTTCATCGATTTGTACCGAGAATTCGAAAACGTACATCAGTACTGGCTGAACCAAAGCAGCTGCATCCGCAGCTTTGGTGGCGGCATTTTGAAGTGCAATGCGTCGCTTATCAGCTATGGTGCCGGCCAGAATCGGGCCTGCAGTTATTAAGTCCTCTAGGGCCTCAGCAGCCTCTTGTGCCTCGTCGCGAACTCTCACAAAGTCGAATTTGGGAGGGAATATATATTTGTGCATTGCAGTTTCGACGTTGGCATAGTTGCTTGTGTTTCGCGAGGTTCCGGTATACGCAAAGAATTCTCGGCGGCCGTTGAGGGTTATGAAGGGTATTGCCACAATGGCTTCCTCTAGGACTGCATTCTTCTTAACATCCCCAACACGTGTTGTAACACCCTTTTGGAAACCCACTATGTTTGCGAGGGAGCCGCCGCCACCGCCGTCAACGATTTCAGCGAAGACGCCGGCCGTTGACGAAGTTATGACACTGCCGTATTGGTGCCACATTCCGCGCGTGACCAGATTAGCCGATGAGGTTTGGACGATATCCCCCGGATAAGACGGATTGGCGGCACTGCTGCTCCATCTAGACGTAATCAAGCCTGTGCCTCCGGGCGTTACTGATTGTGTAACGTTGGCAAAGTTAAGAATTGGTGTTTCAAATTTAGACTGGATTAGCCAATAGTTTTGCTGTGTTGCTGTTCGCGCGGGGACTTCTTGAATCTTCTCAGTGAGATTGAAGCTGCTATCAATTTGCATTCTTGGATCGTTAAGTCTTCCGCCAGTTTTATCTGAGGCCGGAATAAGGGAGTCGATCCCAGGAGCGGGAACTGCGATTGATGCGCTGTAGTTTGCTATAATAGACTGACGATTATAGCGAATCTTGAGTTGACTAAATATCTCGTCGACGGTTGGTTTTCCAGTATAAGAGGCAGTATAGATAAGGTCTGCCGTGGCTTCTCCCCCATAATAGGGCGGCAACAAGTGAGAGAAGGTTGGCGCGCGGCGGGGGGCGCCCGCGTCGTCGGGGAGCTGAGTGCATAGTGGAAACCCAAAGGCGCTGGCCCGGCTATACATATCCCATCGTGAGTCATTGTCGGAGTCCCGATCAGAGCGAAAGAGTCTCATAGTAGCAGTATAGACCGACCCAGATCGGACAGTCTGAAATTGCTCTTCACGATTTGAGCGAAGACTTGTTATTCCATTCATAAAGAAGTTTGTTGTCTCACAAAGGAAATTATCAATAGCATACCTGTACGCACCCTCTGGGTCTGCAAGCTTTACAGCCACTTGGGGGTCTGATTTTTTCCACGGTAAGAACGCAGTGTCGAAGCGTCCTGCGACCGAGAGGTCCTTTTTCGGTAACGTGAAGTTGATGATTGGCAAATATCCTCCTGTCGATGGAGCCGAAGGAAACGAAGCGTGCGAACCGGAAAGTGAATCGTTCATACCAGGGATAGCAGTATCATAAAGAATAGCTTGCGCGGTCAGACGAGTGCCGCCGGGGACAACGACGGCGCCGCCGATATCTCCTATAACAGCCCTTGTGCGGCCAAGAGCCAAAATATTTTGAGCATTAAAGAATTGACCCGGGTCTTGAATGGTCTCAAACGGGACCTTGGCAATGTGGTATCCCATAGATCCCTTCGAGCCGGTGCCTAATTGTAAAAGACGTTTGTAGTACAAAGTTCCTTCTGGATATGTATTTTTAGTTGCTTCAACATCTTTCCCGAGCATTGGAAGCGAATGGGGTTGCATCATTGCGTAAGATGCAGTGTTGACCAAAACACAGTGGCCAACGGCAAGGCCAGACTTAATTGTGTTATACATAATTCCCGGTGCAAACAAAGGCTCAAGAGCAATGCGGAAACATTGATTGGTATTAAATTCTGACGTCGGTCGTACAGGGCCCATAGTCACAATAGAGCCCTTTAATAAAGAACTTCCATAAGACTGCGAGAACATCGTTGCGATCTGCAGAGTTCTTTCTGCAGGATAGAAGCCCTTGTACGGTAAGAATTTAATCAGGCCGTCAGCTTTAAGAATGATCCGGTCTCTTTCAATCTTCAAATCTCCGGAGCGCTGATCATTAAGAGAATTATCGACAGACCTAAAATACTTCATAAAATCTGAGTTACTATATGTTTTGTAGAACCCCTGTTTCGAACTATTGGGAATAGAGGCTCCGGAGATCTCATAAATTCCTGTCATCTTATTTGTCAGAAAGTTGCCGGCATACTTGTCATAGTAAGTACGCAAGTGCTGGCTTATTCTAAACTCTGGTATCAGAGATTGGTCTTGTCCTGCCAGTTTAATGCGGGCTGCCCAGGTCGAATAATTTTCGTATGGATCTTTTCCTGCTTCGGTGGCTGCAGTCCATTTAGTGTCGCCGGCAAGAATAGGGAAGCTTTCCCCATGCGTGGCAGTTACACCGATGGGAATGCGGGTAGCGTATGTTGGGGCTGCTGACTGTGAACCAAGATCTCCTCTTGAACCGCTGATGCCGGTTGAGTGTACGGAGCCCGAATATCTAGAGTACGAGTTCATCAGCTCACCAGCGCCATCCCACGGTCTAACGGAAGATGTGGTTGTGAAGTTCATATGCCCATCAAGCGGCCAGACACTGGAGTTACTGCCGGTCATTGTAGTGTACTTCTTGCCCTCTGTCTGCCCCATAGAGCCCGTGAGGCCGCCGTCACTGCTTCGGACCGAGCGGACGGAGTTCCAGATACCGCTGATGTCATAAGACGTCCGGCCGCGGATCTTGGCCCGGTATATGTTATCCTGAGATGGGTACATCTTCTCCGTGTATTTAACCACGGTGCTGAGCTTACTCGTTACCAGGAAGTTTCGGACTGTATCGAATATCATGGGCTTATTTAGATTGATGGATAGATTTAATCTGTTGTTGAGACCGTTGCTATTGAAGTACTCCAGGTTGTTACCATATGGAACGGCCACATAGTTATTGTTGTTCTTATCAATGTTCTCTGTCCTGTCCTCGAAGTAAAACTCAGCCATTCCCATTTTGTCGTTGATGGGAGGCTCGTAGTATAAGGTTGCTGTGTTGGGGCGCTTGCCTAGGACGGTACCGTTTTGGAACATGCTTCCGTTGGTGGGATCTCTCATGAGCAAGGGGACCCGCGGCGGTGGAACCACTTGGCCGATATAGTTGTTCTTCGACAGTGCGCGAGCAACGGGGGTTTCGCCAACACGAATTTGTTTCCAGGTGGGCCACCCATAGGGGCCGTTCTGGTTGTTGAGGTAGTTGTTCAGCTGGTCAATCTGGAAGGGGCTGAATCTTGTAGACTTGATATTGTAGGGTGTGCCGGATGTGCCGGCCGTTGCCACTTCGTTGCGCACAAAGCCTTGGGAGGCTGCCAGTGTACCGGGTTCTTCCAGCCTAGGCGCAATGGAGGTACCTTTCCACGGATTAAAACGATACCAAGCCACTAGGTCAGTGGGAAGCTTTTCTTTAATGTCTATGAGATTACCACCATTATAAAGTTTATTAATTTGGTCTGCATTTAAAAACCCTCCTGAACCAGAGACGGAGCCCCAAATTGCAGGGTTATTAATATAGCCCCCAAAGCCATAGAACCGGGCGGTGGCGTTTGATGTTGAGCCGATCAAGATGGCGCCGTTGCCGGTCGGATCGGACAAGGCAATAGGATTGTTGATGGAGGAATTGACGGTTATATCCATAAGTTCGCCATCTAACCAGATATTCATGGCGCCAGTCGCGCCTCCACCGTACTGACAGACAACATGGTACCATTTATTAAGATCTATCGACGCGTTTGATGTAACTACTCCGCCGGAGGTGGAACCATCGACCCAGAAGGTAATCTGGCCTGCCGAGTTGATGAACAGGGCCCGTATGCCTTCTGGTTCGTCAGAGCCGTCTTTAATATAACCCGGGGAAAAAATCGCAGATAGGGTATAGGCCTCGGCATATGCCGATAACCTAATCCACGCTGAATATGTAAAGGCCCTGGCAGAGCCGGCGGCTAGGCCGATCAGGGCATCCCAGGTAGCAAAAGAACCCAAATCCAAAGCGCTCCACACGGGGCCAGCCGAAGCGTATCCCCCCCGGAACTCCCCCGAATATGTCCCAAGATGCGCTTGCGACGTTCTCGACTGAATGTCAACTGACGGCGGCTGCAAGATCGGGCCGCCAAACTTCGCAAAGTTGTTTCGGAAGCCGTCGCCATAATACGGAAAGTCAGACCCCGTCACCAACTGGTTCAACGTCGACGCACTCAGGACGTTAGGGGGAGCAAACGCCATTGGGGCATTCCCGATGCCGGCAACTACAGACGCCGTTATCCAGGCGTATTGCTGGGGCGACTGTGGGATGGTATGCTGGACGAAGCGGTTATCGTAGACCGAGGCGGTGTAGTACTCGCCCCTTGTGGCGGGGCTGTACATCCTTCTCTTGCGGTTTCGGTTGGTCTTGTGGTAAGAGGGAACCGTTACATAGGTAAGCTCCGGGACAGAGCCGAAGGCGGCGTCTGAGCCGAAGGGGCCGCAGTGCAGACTGAAGCGTTGATCTAAGCCGCGATTCTTGTCGATTTGGTCAACAACTGTGATTGTCTTAGCAGCTAGTGGGTCGGCTGCAACGTTGCCCGACAAGCCGTGATCGATGATCGCCAGGTTGTGATATGGGTTGGCGTTGTAGACCGACAGTTCTTCGTGTGCTGGATCCATATAACCCAGCGACATTACCTCATAGCCGCTGCCGGCGTAGCGGTTGACGATGACTGTTTGGTTTGAGGCAGAGCCTGTGCGGGCAGGGAGAGCGTAATTAAGGTTGCCGCCAGGGTTTGCAGTTGGCTTTTGTAATGGACCAAAGAGGGCCGGCCAGTCGGTCGCCAGCACGATCGTGCTGGGGGATTGTCCCTTGATTCCGTTGGTAGCGGTGTTCGTAAAGTTGGCCGGTGTTGCGTTGGGAATGTCTATATCCACCCCTGAATTATAGATATCCCCCGTGGTTGAATCAGCATTCCCCTGTACGCTCTTATTGCCTAGGCGATAGTATGCCACAAGATTAGCGCCGAATCCGTCTAGAGCAATATTTGTTCTCTCTCCGCCATTATAGAGCAGTGCTCGCTCGCCGGAAGTTATGGTTTTGCTAATAATAGCTACATCACATAAATAGCCATTGTAAGGATCATCCTTAGTGGGGTGATCACCAAGGCTGATGCCCGTATCGAGGGCGTTGAGAGTCGACCAGTCGGCGCGCCCTTGAGAACTAGCTAAAGCTTCGAGTGAGTTATTAAGATAGATCGCCGGTATCGCCGAATCGGAACCGTCGAGGGCTCCCGCGGGGAACTCTATAATAGCATGATACCAGGTGTCCGCAGCAAGACCTGTGGTGCCTTGCGCGGCGGAGGTCGAGGGAGAGGTATCAAGGACTTCGCCAACAAGAACCCATTCAACGGTATTGTAGTATAGCCGTATGGAGAGTCCATCCTTCTTCCACGGGTGCGCATATATGGCCCCCAGATTAACCAGTCGCGGGGTGGATAAAGGGGAACCCGTATAATTGAACCAGAAGGAAACAGTAAGGCCGTCGGTGGACACATTACTTAGCGCATTCTCCCAGGCGGAGTAGTCGGTGTCGTAGATGCGAGTCTCCAAACTATCGTCGAATAATATCGACTTGGCGACGACAGGTTCGGGCTCATAAAGTGGGAACCTTCCTCTCGTTGCAAGAGTTTCGGGATAGCGCGCAAAGTCAAAGGACTGATCATTAAAGAATGGATCGTTCTTCATCCGCGAGTTTGTATTGACAACCTGATAGTTCTTCTCGTAGTTGCCGATGATCGTGGAGCCCGTGCGCATCTGGATGTTCTTGATGTTGACGGGGCGCTTGGCTGCGACTTCACGGAAACGGTAAGCTGTTGGCCAGTGGGCTGGGCCGCTTAAGCGAGCATCAGGATCGGTGGAGCCCGTACGGGAGTTGGGCGGCAGGATAACCAATGACTTCTTAGAAACCCCCAGAACATCGTCAGAGCCTCCATTGTCGAATTCTATGCGGAAGCCTTCGCCGCGGGTTTGATTGGTATCTGTGCCTTCATTCAATGCTGTGTGGCGATAGAAGCGGCCGCCAACATACTTCTCGGTGAAGGGGCCCTGCATCGGGACGTCTGCATTCATCACAAAGTCGTTGTGGAGATTTGTGATCATGACGCCGGATGCATAATTCGCAACGACTTCGGCATTGAATCCTGTTGTTACAGACGAACTATAGAGGCTGAACGGTGCATGGCGAGGTCCAGAGACTGAGTCTCCGTTGCTGGCCGACAGGCCAAACCCTAATCGCTGCTTGAATGTGGGATAGAAAACATCCGGAGATGAAATTAGTTCTTCAACACTGCTTCCCGAGGAAACGAGCTTGTTCATTACGGGCCGGCCGCGGCCAATAACCTTAGATCCCAAGTTGCCCCATGCCCGGGCAGCCTGGAACACGTAATTAACTACTGAGTTGTGATGGCGAGATACTCCGCCGACGACGGTGGTACCTTCTACGCTAAATTTAACTGGCGAGTATGTCCTTCTATTGAAAGATTGAGAGATGGCTGTTATGATCTTGGTGCGGTCAGAAGTGTCCGCCTCTTCCATGAAGCGGTGCCAGTATATGTTTTTGTTGGCGCCGTCGTTCGATATTAGATATGGATCGACGAAAGAAGGAGACACCGTCGCAAGGTCTGCGGTCTCAAGGTTTTGTCCGGTAGCGTTGCCAACGGCGTTGGACACCTGATTGTATATAGTATCCTTGTCGTCCCGGGGATCGCTCCCCATTCTATACCATGTAATCAAATTAGCAGCGCAACTTAGGCCGCTCAAATAAGTTCTCTTGCCTCCACCATAAATCTTTGTAACCTCATCACTCGATAATGCTTTATCCCATACTGCAAAATCGCACATACGCACATTTGCATAGTTACCAGGGGTGCCGGCGGTGGTGGCGGCCGCGATAGTTAATCCCGTGGTAGCAAGAGCAGCTGGGGAGTCACTGGTGTTCGTCGTCTGAGTTGGTGCTGCGCCGTCGACATAAATAATGGGTGCTGCCGCATCGCCGCCGGCAAAAGTTACAACCACGTGGGCCCACGTGCCGGCCGACAACACATTTCCATCAGTTCGCCCCCAGGTCAGGGACGAGCAAGAGGCCGCGAGTCTTCCGGCGGAGGCATAGAAGAGCAGGTCGCGCCAGCCGCCGGGGGAGCTGTCGCCGAAGCGGAAAAGCCTTGTCTGGTTGGTGAGTGCCTGCGGATTAACCCACATAGAAACACTAAAGGCTTTGGCAAGACCGGCCGCTCCACCAATTAAACCGTCCCACTCAGTGTGTGTTGAAGACTGTAAGTATTCATCGACTCCGTCAAAAAGAATGGACTTAGCTATGCCGCCATTATCAATATCCTGGAGAGGTGCGTGGAAGTGCTTCCAGGGTCGCGTCTGCGAAGTATTCGAGGAGCCAATCTGTCGCCGTGTGAAGGCTGTGTTCGCGAAGAACGATGTTCCCTGCGGGAATTCGTCCGGGGAGGCTTGAGCGCTCTTGTCGGCGCCCATATTGCCATCTATGCGAGCTGTTGGATCGGTCGTATCTGATTTCTCAAGGAACGGGAACTTTCGCTGGTACTTAGGTCGTTCCAGGACGTGGTTCTCAATAACCGTGCGCACGTTCTCGGCGATGTCGGCCGAAGCAGGCGCAAGTTGTGCAAGCATTGAGGAGAGAGCAGAGTCAAACCATTTATAGAATTCATAGAACTTATCGAAGTCTAGTTCGTCGTTTTCTACATTCTCAAAGAATTTCTGCTTCAGGAAGTTAATCGACTTATACTCTGGGCGCCACTGGTTGACGGGGTCGCCTATAAGGTTGTGGAAATCTTTCAAGGTAGCGAAGTAGTTGATCATTTCTTCAGAAATGGTCTGGTACATGCTCTTTTCGAATGCGAAGAAGTAATTGGTTGGCCGCGAATCTGAGGTGAACACATCCTGATCTGTCGCCGACAATACCTTAACCATTTCTTGGCTCTGGAGATTCTCAGGAAGATTCAGTTTGGAGGATATTACGAAATCCTTATCTATAACTGTTGTAGAAGACGTTGCGAAGAGGGAGCCCCGAGCGGTGTAATTCCTATTTATAATTTGTCCCAGTGCGCCGAATGAGGCAGTTAGAGGGTTGGTGCTGGAGGCAAGAGACCCAGAGGTCAGATCAGCGACGGTGAATTGGCCGGCGGCGTTTGAGCCCGTATTGGTCAGGAACTCCCAGTTAAATACTAAGGTGTCTGCCTTCTGGATGTCTCCGTAAGAAGAACTTGTGCTGAATGGGTAGGCAAATCTGTGCGCGTGCAATGTGCCGTGGTTCTCGGTATCCAAGATATGGCCATTGAGCGCTTCGTCTTCAACATAATCCAGCCAATATCTGGTTGCATTAATCCTTACATCCGAGAAAGACAGCATACTTCCTGTGAAGTTAGTTCTATGTGCTCCGATATAAGCTCTACGGCTGCTGGTAATGAAGGTTGCTGGCGCCTCCACAGTCTTCGCAACCGTGAATTCTTGTAAGATCTCGCCGCTGTCGCCCTGAGCGCCTCGCAACTCAATTGTATAGTTGCCGGGTACGGCGAGATCGACCAAAGACGAGAGGGGATATTTCTCTGGCTTAATCCGGACTGCTAGATTCCAGTGTGTATTGTTGTAAACGTCTTCAAATAGTTCGGACGTAAGGTACGGGACTTTGCCGTGGGGGCCAGAACTCGTAAGCACAAAACGCACATTATCAGAGTTTATTTCATCTCTTACAGCGTACACCTGGAAGTTTACTATGTCATCGGATGCCCAGGTGGTTAGAGAATCACTATGGCCGGCGTGGGCGCCTTGAACACCATGCATTCCAAACAAAGATGAGCTGATTGTGTTGGTGCTCATATAGACATCATTCGACTCTAGCGGCTTAAGGGGGAATAGTATCTCGGATTCTAAAGTTAAAGCGTGACCATTTAGCAACGCTGCGCTACCGGATATATAACCGGTTGATTGTGGGTTTGTCGGGTCTTTGTAATTATAAACTGTGCCGTACTTGTTATCGCCAGTGTTGAAGTTGACAAATCGATCAGTGACCGTAATATTACGACGATTATTTCGTAGATCGAATTCTATATCGTTGGCGTACATGTTGAGCTTAACAAGCTCGTCGTCAATACCGAAGCACCTAATAAGATTTCGGAATGCTTTTTCGGTACCCTTAGATTTATAAATATAAACTAGGTTGTTATAGATATTTTTGTAGATGATATTCTTGACTTCTTCAAGGGGCTTCTCAAATACTTTATCTTCGCTGCGGTTAGCTAGGGTATTAAGAATATCTGCATCTACAAATATCTCTGGTGCCACAAAGCCATATGATGATAGAAGTTTTTCAGCAAACGGCAGCGGCTTATTGCTTCCTGACACATACTTAACATCTTTGAGAGAGTTGAGATCTCTGATCTGAAGATGTAACGTGTCAAAATAACTAGCAATTATCTGTGTGAGCTTCCGAAGTTCTCCATCGCCGTCATTATCTTCTTCAATAATCCAGGTCGGCATAGAGTTATAAATGGAGGCATTGTTATTAACATCGTAGCTAGATCCAGAGGTCTCCAGCTCAGTTAATAGAGCGCTCACATTTGGGTTCGATGCATAGATAATCGGATCTTTGTATTCACTAGTTGCTGCGTTAGAGAGAACAATAGCTGATTCTGTGCTCCTTGCCAGTGTCACATCTCCCGCTGTGATAGCCGGGCACGTCCAGGATCCATTTGAGAACCTTCCAGAGTAATCCAGTACAGTGCTATCAGTGGAGGGAATGCCTGTGATTCCTTCGTTAAACTTGAAGTACACCCCGAGATTGAGGTTGGCACTTACTTCGGTCTCAATGAACGGCTCGGGGTCTGTGTTGACACCGCCCCCGACCTGTGTGAACCAGAACCTGCCAATTTCTTGTGAGGTTCTTTGTGCTTTCCAGAAGCGGAACTCATCGAGTGAGGCTGAGAGCTTACCGGCATACTGTGGAGTTACACTGGCGCGGGGGGACGCAACCAGGGAGCCGAGTTGCGCCCGGAGGTTAAGACCTTCGATGTCTTCAAGGGACCCCATTCCACTAGCAGACAGGTGCTGCTCGCGATTGAGGCGGCCGTCGACATAGAATCTTGTCGTAACGTTGGTGTCTTGTTTGAGTGTGACAGCATAGTGGTGCCAGTTTCCGTCAGCCACCGAGCCAGTAGTGGTGATAGCTGAGGATGCAATCGTCTGCTGGAAGAACCCGGTGGAGCCAGAGTACAACGTGAGCAAGAAGGGCTGGGCTCCGTATGGCAACCCATCGCGCCGTTCAGAAGCTGTGAGTTCCAATCGCATTCTCGCGTAATTCGTGGCGGAGGATGTGACGCCATTCCAGAGATCGAAGATTACCTCTTTCTCGGTGTTTGCCTTGTCAAACGCATCTTTCTTCAGCCAGAACTCTACCGATGCGCCGCGCGAAGCGACATTCAGCGCTAAGTTAGATCCACGGTTCTTGGAGGGCTCATAGTAGTTGGAGCCTGTAAATTGTGCTTTCCGGGATGTGCCGGCATCCGGGTTTGCGTTTGGGCCACCCTTGAAAAAGATGTATTCATAATCAGTTGACGCGTTGGGGATACCGTATCCATCAGCGTACAGTGCCGAGGGAGTACCCCAGCCGGCTGCGGCAAAGTTGATGTATCCGTTGGTTCGGGGATACCTATCGTTATAAATGTACAGATCCACATACGTGGATTCATTCTCCCACTGGAGTCTCTCTTTTAGAGACCCGTCATATGGGAAGGTGTTATAGATTCTCTTTGTTGCTTGAACATAATAATCTGTGGCGCGACCATAACGAGCAAAGTTCCGCGGTACCGAATAATCAGTTTGAGGAATATACCTCTCTTCTTTAATAATTGCCTGTTCGTGATAACCAACAGACTCTACCTGAGAGGCTACTTTATGGGCTGTCGTGCCGTCGAGAACCTTAGTCTCCCGCGCGACATCAAAGTATTTTTTAATGCTCATATTACTCTAATTATTCGTTAACTCTAAATTTGAACGTTTGTGGTTGCTCTTGCCATGCTCCTATACTATCATTATAATAGGCTAATTTAATCTGATACATGTATCCCGAGTCCAACAGACTCATATTTAGATCGAAGTAATTACCTCCTTTATCATATGATAGGAATGTGCTCCTGTTGGAGCCGGTACCGTACGGGACTGCATTCAAATTATCAATAACACGGCGAATGCTGTATGAAGCACTTGGAATAATTTCAGTTGGATTGTTTGGCGTTGCAACTGTGTAAATGGTTGGGCTCCAGTCTTTGCTGCGAACAAAGAATCTAAAGCGCGCTGTTTCTTTACGCGAGTAAGACTTATTAAGATTCTTACAACTCGTTACACGATTGAATGTGGGCGCCGAATCATATGTAGGCATAAGTTCAGGATACAGAGATCCGGTGTAGTATTCTACGCCGTCGCTGTGCCATACTTCATAAACCTTCTGAAGGGGTGTGGCTGCGGCGGTTAGTGCCACATCGACATTATACAGACCTGTGCTGGAATAACTACCTGTCGCATTAAGATCGTTTGTGGCCGCGACGTCACCACCGATCGGAAGTTTAATCTTTGCTCCGGTGGGGGCTGTGGCGGAGCCCGAATAAAAGGATACCAAGATATTGCCGGCGCCAACCTTGGGAATATTTACAAGACGACCGCGTACGTAGTTATACAAGTAGAGGCGATTTAGGTTGTCAGCTGCAGGAGCAAGAGAACTGGAATATAAAAAGTTTTCTCTATCATCAGTAACACGGTCGTCCCAACGAGCTTCGACCACCGGCCGGCGGAAAAAGAACTCTGTCGAGCGCGAAAAGAACCTCTTGGTATAATAAGATTGTGTGGCACCTTGTGTGTTTTGCAATACGCTGCCGCTCTGGCCGGAACCGAGGCCGCCTGCGGAACTAGAAAAATAGGCTTCTTGGCTGCCAGTAAGCTTGATCCCCAGACCATAGTCAGTCTGAGTACCATTAATCCACCGCTCAACCAGATTGCTGATGTCAACTTCAAGGTTCTCAAAGCCTAGTGGGAAACGCACATTGTGATTATTAACACTTCTATAGTCGCCGCCTACCTGAGTCCAAGAGGATGATGCGTTGGGCTTCATCCAGTTGCCAGTTCCCAGATCTTGGTAGTTGTCCATGTCGAGGCCGGCGCCCTCTCGCCAAGGCCGGGAGACAGGAGCAACCACTAGGTTGAAGTCTTGCGGGAGCGTCCATGGGGTGCGCGCGTTGTATAATTTTAATACAAATGAAACGGAGCCGCTAGCGCCAAGACGGCCTGCAGCACGGTCGGCCGACATTTGGGATGTTGGGAAGGACATCAGAATTCGAGAAAGCTCCGGAGATTGTCCATTAGAACCTGACTCTTGTCCATAAATTGAGAAGACCTCTAGTGCATCAGCATAACCCATATTGGAACCAGTGCCTCTAGTAATCATATCTGATTCATAGGCGTTGGTGATTGTCGTGTCTGCACTAGCAGTGTAACGAAGTATAGACATTATCGGATTGACCCTTCAATATCAATGTTGGGGAATTTAAGTTCAAAAATCACATTCGGCTCTGCCAAGATATAGCGACCATCGGCGCTCAGGTTCTTATTAAAGTCATAACTCACTCTAGCATACATCGCGCCCGTTCGACCGGTGATGCCAACATCATAAACGTCAACCACGCCGTCGACGCGGCTCAAGACCTTATAAAATTCAGCTACTGTGATAGACTCTCCTACGTCGTATTGATTCCGGAACAAAAATTCTCTCAATGCAGCTGTTGCTTTATTTAAGACGGTATACCTGTTAGCACTTAAATCAATCGCCAAAGAAAATACTATCCCAAAGTTAACGATCGCGGCGTCAAGAATGTCAACCGTATCGTTTATCATTTTATATTGTAGGATCCAGTTTCTTAAGTTATTTTTTATTGTTACGTTCGCCGCAGTTAATTTGCCACTAGCATTCTGTGAAACCACATAAATGTTGAGATTTCTTTTAAGCTCATCGAAATCGCGGAGGACCGCGGCACGTTTGATAGCACCGAACTTGTCGGGCATCGCATAACAAATAGTTTGATAATCCTGCGCAGTCACAGCACGGTTCTGTGTGGCGAAGTAGCCCTGGACACGTTGCTTGATTTCATCAGAGGTTGGCAGCGAAATATCTCCTACGAAAGGTTCATCGTTTGAAACTTCCAACGACCCAATCACAGCATTCCTTTTAGATTGTAATAGGGCGCCCTGATTGGTGAACCGGAAGATCGGGCGGTTAACTGTAATAATTGTGCCGACTGCTGCGTTAACATCTTGAGTGGTGTTGGATCGATAACCAATACGTAGCGTGGTGTTTGCGGGCGCAATACCGAATTTATCGGTGCTTATAAGTTTTGTGGGGTCGAAATTCATATCATTAATATAATTTCTGCCTGGCAGTTGTAGAACCAAGTTAGATGGATCGACGACCGACTCTGAGAGTAATTCTGAATCTGAGCCGTATCCGAACTGAATGAACGCTTTGCCGGCGACACGCTCAAGAATAAACCTTCTTGCGACGGGGACCGCTTTCAGCAGATTCTTTACTGTGTTGCTAGTGCTACTGTTTGAGTTGGGAATAGCTTTATAGATGATATTTTGAGATAAGTTGTCAACCTCATAATACACGTGACCTTCACTATCGGTAACCGAGAGTACTTCAGCGACGTTGGATGTTTCCAAATTCACCTTTAGGAAGCGCTGGAAGTTGCCGACCGTTACTTCTTGGAAACTAGTGCGGCCCGAGACTGCTCTCCCCTGCGAACGAATAATATAGCTTGTTGGCGCACCGGTTGAGGAATTAACCTTTCCCGGGACGACTTGATTTGAAGTTTCAGCGAAGTTGATGTCTTCTACTAGGGTATACTGGCCGCCGCCGATAGAAGAGAATGTAGATCCCATTGTGAGGCGAGGTGCGTAATCAAGATCCGGGCCCAGATTAACTGCATCAGAAGGAACTTCTAAGTAAAAGGTGAGCACCCCATGGGAGCTAGGTGCTGTATTGAGTTTGAATCCCATTTGGCGAGCGAGGCGAACAACATTATTGTATTCGATAGCCGTATCTAGGAAGCTCTCATTTGCCTGATAGTCTAGGTAGAACGACAGTATATCTCCGACGTATGCTACTGTGTCTAGCATTAAGGAGCCAAATGAGGCCTCGTTAAAATCTTTGTATGTATCAGGGTAGTAACGCTTAGCGTAGTTCTCCAGGTCGCGACGAATTGATTCAAAATCGCGGCTAGTATAATCAATTGGTTGTAGTTTTTTATTACTCATGGGGGCGCCTCATTATACTAATTAGACTCCACATTGATCTGTAGGTTAGATAAAAGTTGTAAAGGTGTAATTGTAAAGATGATATTCACAGACAAGTTATGAGGATATAGATCCGGATTGTCTTCCGGGATGGCATATTGGATATCATTTATCTCAATATATGGCAGATATAGCCCGGTTTGCTCTAGTATCCTTTCTGTAATCTTATCATAGGTATCAGAGGTATTCTGTTCAAAAAGATATCTCCTTAGGCCGATGCCGAAGTCGGGATCCATTATCCTCTCGCCCGGGATCGTGAGTACCAGCATCTTCAAATTTTGCTTTGCTAGTTCAAAGAAGTTCGTGTTAAGGTTATATGCCCCGAAAATCTCGCTTGTGACAAGAGGCAGTGCAACTGATAGTCCAGAACTCATTTTTTATTTCTCCCCAATCCTTACGGTACTTCACCCGGTTCACAGAGGTCCTCAGTAGCCTCCACAGTGACAGATGCCTCTTCCGGGTCGAGACATACTTCTGGGTCCGGAGGCTGTAGAGCGTCCACTACTTCGTCCTCGCCAAACTTAATTAGTCCTAATAGTAAATAAATTAGTCCTAAAGGCGTTGGGGGCATCATTAATAAGCCGGAAATCTTTCCAGTGAAATTGATGCCGTCTCTTTCGATGTCTGGAAAGAAGTTTGGGGGGAGAGTTGGCATCAGCGGATTGCCATCGTCGTCTAGTGGTCGAGGTACATCGGCGAGGCTCTCCATAAGAACCTGAAGTATGCACAAAATAAATTTAAGGAGATCGTCGCCGTTAATTCCCTGGAGTTCAACTTCTTCGACGTCGATCTGTTGTATTGCAGCTTGGGCCTCTTTGCGCGCCACATTGATGCCTTCCGCTGGAACATTCAGTACTTCCGCCAATTCATCGAAAGCGTAGCCTGTGACATTCTTGATGATTTTCGTAAGCCCAACGTGTGGATCGATAAGCTCACAGAGACCCTTGAGGATATTAATGGGCGTCATGATAAGCATCTTTAATATGAAGTCTCTGGCTGAGGCGCTGTGTTTATCAAGCTGATCGTCGACGGTACCTGCGAGCGACGGAGGCAGACGGCGTAGATCTGGTTTGTTCTTATAATTATCGTCGTTTCTAATGGTCGAGATCAGTATTTCTAAAGCAAGAGCGTTCGAGGCATAAAAAGATTCATTAATATTCTGGAAGTATTTCCCGGTTAGGAAGAAGTTCTGCATAATCGGAACAAATGTAATAATTTCTTTACTGAATGTTGTTGAGAAGTACTTCTGGTATTCTGGCTTGTCTGTGAGGACGTCTAATTCTTCGGGGCTGAGGGGTTCCCGAACAAACCCCGCCGAGTCGGCGCCTTCCATTGCCGCTTCGAGTGCCAAGCGGTGCAGTTCCCGCTGGATAGCCAGCTCTTCTTGGATTAGAATTTCTTCTCTCAGAAGCTCAAGGCCCAGACGGACGTTCCGCATCAGTGATCTAGCGAGGGGTCGGTCGATGGCGAGAATGTTCTTGTGGGAACGTGTTACTACTATTTTGTGGCCGCTCTTCCGATCCCAAAAGAGCGCGTTGTGAAGCGCTACAAACCGTAGCATTATTATATAAGGCGTGAACGTTATATGCCGAGTGAGTGCATCCTTCTTAAATATGAATAAATCTGGTGTGTTTTGTCCATTATACTTGTACTTAGGCAGCTCGGGGCTGGCGGGTCGTTTCCCGGTCATGAAGACATCTTTGGCAGCGTCATCGGAGCCAAGGACAGTCTCTGGTCGAATTCTTGAGTCGGCGCCTTCGAAAATATCGTGGCCCATATTTTTCGCGAGTTGGAGGAGTCCATTCATCTCTTGGAGTATGTACCACCAGTCCGCGCGCTGGGCGCCGGTGGCGACGATGCTAGGCCGTGGGCCCAGGTCGCCGGCGATATCGGCCTGTGAGTCGGGCCCGTCGGGGTCGTGCATCCCCTGTGCAGGAAAGCCGCCGGCGTAGAGGTCAGAGTAAAAGGTGCCGACCTCATTGTCGTCCACGTATTCGACGTCGGCTGAGGGGTAGAAGTCGAGCCGGATGCTCTGGAGCTTAGCAATATACAGGTTAAATGCTTTGGCCGACCCGGTATCCCGGTCTGTTCCCCAGGTCTCATCGAAACTGAGGGCCTGTTCGTCACCCGCGTCGCGTGCAGCTTGCTCCCATCGAGGAAGGTTCCACAAGGGCAAAAAGCTATAGTTAAATTCTTCTGTGTCGTGAGGCATATTCTATCTCTCTGTTCTCTTATAGCCCACCGAATGGGGCTTCTTGCGTATCTGTCGGGATTATGCCGGCCCGTACTTTTTCCAGCATAGTCTGTTCTGTTCCTCCGGAGCCAAATGATGGCAGCATACCACTAAATTCAAAGATGTTAACGACATCCGGGTCAACTCCGTCTCCGCCGCCATAATAATACCACATTTTGATCGTGGCTCTTTTCACTTTTTTGGTCAATTGATAATATTTACGAGTTAAGAATACTCTTGGAGTATCATCTGTTCCATAATACTCTTGTATCTTCTGCACTAGCACACCGGGATATTCATTGGTAACCGTGAATGTTGGGATGCTGGCCAGAAATGCTTGATCTAAAGAAACCGGATTATTACCGGGGACCGACATCCGGATCGCTTTAGCAACCGACTCGCGACCCAAATATAAACGTTCAGAGATCAAATAGTCAATTATTTCATCAAATCCCACAAAGGCGCCAGAGTCTGTTACAGAAAAAGTTACTCCCGTCGGAAAAGCTATCGTACCATTAGAATATTTGATACCCCCTTGTGCCACGTTACTCTCTCGATTAATTTTTATATTAAAATAACTAACCAAGTCGCGGCGGACTGTCGACTCATCCATATTTTCACTATTTCTTAGGAATGTAAGGAGTGATGTCGTTATCTGCTTGCGTAAGAACTTGAATATAAATCCACTTTGATTCATGGCGTCGGCTTCGCCGTCGGTCAGAAGACTATCAAGCTTAAAGGCAGTCATCACAAAAATATTCTTGATAAAAATTTGTGCGATCTGCATCTGAATCAGTTCAAGGTGCATGCCATACTTGATAACATTACGAATAATAGTCCGGCTGGGGATCTCGGGCCTATCGTTACACATCGCCTCTACATACTCGTCCTTCAGTTGTTTCATAATACCTTGGACATCCAGCAGATCGGCGACCTCAGATGGTGGACAATTTTCATTAAGATGGAAAAGTGTCAATGATTGCAAAGTGGCGGCATCAAAGACACCATTTGTAATCACATAGTTAAACATGTTGTCAACTAAAATTCCATATACAGTGGGGAAGTGTTTTGATTCTATGAGTGCTTTTGTTTCAGGTGTGAGGGCACCGTCAACGGATAAAGTCGACGACGAAAATGAATCTACAAACGGTTGAATATAGGTGTTTTGAATATTGTTCGCGGCTGTTTCAAATTCCTGTTCGAGCATGCTCTCGGTTATCTCTTCCATCAGTTGTTGTTGAGGGATATAGTCGCCGCTCGATTCGAATTCGACAAAAATGTTGGGATTGTTTGGAGACTCGCGCGGGTATTGTATTTTTAGGTAACTGCCGTGTGACTGTAGGTTTGCCGTTGTTGCTTTTAGAATGGCGTCAGGGATAAGGATCCGCGCGGTGAGGAGATCATTATAGGCGTCGTCGAAGCTGAGAGAGAGGAGCGAGTCGAGCTGTTCTTGCTCGGTGGCCACTAGTCTAACATTTTTCTCTGCCTCATAATAATCAATCAAAGCCGCAAAGTGATCGGTCATATCCCTGTTCATATAGCTTTGAATAGCCGAGAGCATGGTTGGGGTTAATTCGCTAAGGGGGACCAACTTAAGGACACTGGCAGAATATCTAATCTGATTGTATATAATAGGATACTCTTCTTGGAATGTCGGCGGGTAGTCCGGAGTCGGCGAAGACGTTGGGTCCGCTTGCCACGCGGCTCGGGCTTCTGCTCCTATTAGTGGCCACGGAGTTGATAAGTCTGCCATAGACTCAGGATCAGAGGGGGGAGCTATGCTTAATGTTAGATAATAGAGTATTCTTCCTATTACCCGATCATCACTCCAGTGGATCTCTGGGATGTTGATAGGACCTCCGACTTCCGACATCGCGAGGGCCGGGGTACCGGCTGCCCAGTCGGTCGTGTTGTCGGTACTCGGTTCTGCGGCTGCGACGGGAATGGAAGTTTCCAGCAACGGCGAATTAGGATGAACGTGATCGCCGGGGTATGATGTATCGCCATAAGCATTGTGTTCGTCAACATAGCCCGGGTCGCCGGGGGTAAGCCCATTGTCGGGGTTAGCATTTGGATGAACCGTCTCCTCGGTGGAGGAGCCGACAGGATGAGCGTGGGTGGTGCTAGGGGCGTTCGGTATCGATGGGGCCGTCGGGAAGTCGGGTGCCTCGGTCGCTCCGGGGGCGCTAAAAAGGAATGGAGTCGCAGTCGGAAAGTTAAAGTTGATCTCAATCGGCTTATAGCTTCCGTCTGTAATCGGTATCTGTGTAAGCGTGGAAGGGGGGATTATGCCCGAGAACTCCTGAGCATCATTTATTACTGTCGATGAGAAGTTCCACGGGATTGTGAGGCTTCCGGGAACATATCCTAGGCGATCTAATTCAATATAATTGATGAACTCGCGATAAAACTGCAGATTAAAGCGATAGGACGGGAACACGGGCATTCCGGGATTGGCGGGGTCACCGGATGGTGTGCTGAGGCCCATCAATTGAGCTTTTATATTATCGATAGCTGATATAAAACCTGGGTCTTGCATCGTGTCAGACACCATCGAGGTGATATCCCCGCCTATTCCGGCGATCTCAGCAGGGTCGAACCCAAGGATCTGTGATACATCAACATCACAGCTTTCAAGATCAAAGCTGGCAACAGCATCGAGCGCCTCGATGATTTTAGCCACGAAAGCTGGATCGAGTTTCGGTGGCCAACCGTTATCTTCGTAATTGTTGCCTAGGGCTCTTAAGGCATCCAAGATGGAACCATCACTATCTGTCGTAAATTTCTGCTCCAACATTAATGTTTTAACAGCTTCGGCAGAATTTACAAATTGTGTCTCTATCAGTTGTGTCAATGTGTTGAATAGCTCTGGGACTGTGATTGTAATCGTGGGATCATTGATGAAATTTTCTTTATCCGGACAATCAAAGTTAAGGACAGGCATCTTAAGTTCAATCCCGTTCTCCATGAGATCCAACAACTCTTCCATCTCGACAGTCGGAGCGTTACCCGGAGTAAGACATATCTCAATATTGTCTTGGTTGGCAAAATATACTTCATTCGCGATCGCGTTGCACAGGTCTGTCACATCGACCATCATCGACATTTCATTAAAGAACGCCAGAATCGTTGAGTAGGTGATAACCTTATTCTGAAAGTGTTGGTTTGGATATTCCTTGTTGAACTCCATTATCTTATCGAGAGTGTCTGGGCCGATGGCGGCTCGATTAGTGAAGAGCTGACATATCTCCATAGAACTTAGGATTCCGGAGACGGCCGTGAGATAGGCCTGAAGCTCTTCAGCAGTGAGTGCCCGTTGGCCTGCGAGCTGATCTAATGCTGAGCCGGCTCCAAGAAGGTCCGGTGTCTGCAGATCCGGCGCAATAAGGTCGGCAATATCAGTCGCCCCATAATCGGTAGCCCTTGGGTTATTAAGGGGACAATTATATTTGAGGAGATCTGCTAGCTTCTTAATAATATCTAAAACGGATTGCTGGAGGGAGTCGATTACCGTATCCAGAACTTGTTTCCAGATATCTCCACTGATTGTAAACATCTTAAAGTCGTCTGGGTTAATGTATGGTTTTCGGATGTCGCCGCCCGGGCGTGTAAGCGGCGGAGGCAGATACAAAGAGGCCTGGGCTTTTGTTAGGCTAGCCTGCACGGCCTTTCCTATGCGGCCCAACTCAACGTTCAGCCCCATTGTCAAACAGATTACAGCTTCTTTCGCGATCTCCTTGATCCCGAACATTTTGAAGATGTTGCTAACAATGGGATTTTTCTCTATGAATCCCATGGGGCCAGTTTCCAGAACGTTGTTTATTATTTTTACCGTGTCGATCGCATTCCCTAGATTCTTTTTGGCCTCGTCAACCGATACTTTTTTAAATACCTCGGGGTTGTCTGCTATTTTAAGTTTGAGAGCTTGGAGTTGTTTGGACGAAAATGCTGTTTTAAACCCCTTCTCTAGGTCATCGGTATTTTCAATGTCAATGTTCATCATCTGCTTTGCAGCATTAATGAATGCATTGCCAGGTTCACCGGGAGGAGAGAGGGCACTGCTTGGATCGAATACAGTGCCGGCAACGCCGAAATTAGTGGCCGGGAGGCCGAGGACACCCTGAACCTCTGGGTTTCTCATAAATTCCATAAAACCTGAGGTGGCGGAGCCGGCTGACTGCTGACCTGGGGCTGAGATGGCATCTAAAATAGTCTGATAGTTTTTTAGAGTTATGAGGGTGAGAGGATCTCTGACTGTATTATTAAACTTAATGTTTGACATATACCCAATTCTCATTGGGCGCGATGCTATAGATTCTTCAACAAGAAGATAATCAATACGAGATATGGCGATTTGTTTGCCACCGGGGACTCCGGGTGCCTCCATCGAGCCAAAGTATACTGTCATTGTGTCAGCTTGGCTAAACTTATAGGTTGGTGTGGTGGCCTTCAGTTGTTTTGTCAATAGAGTCACAGCCAGACTGATTGCTGATTGCGTTGTGGCGGCCAGCATGGACATGTCTGGTGTTAATGATAGTTGCCCTTCCATCCCTCGCATCTGTGTATTGAAGGCCTTCAGGCCGTCGTTGAGAGTACTGTTGGTTTTGCCGATTGTCCCGATCGCAAATGTAGAGGATGCATCCGTACCCGAGATCTTTTGATGAGTATTAAAGAAAGCAAGACTCTCCTCATAAGAAGGAAGACAGTGAGCGCTCTTGATCCCTTCTCTCTTTTTGTCGACATCATAGACTAGGGCCACCACAATTGACAGCTTAGCTGGATTTGGTAGCGGATCGACTCGGCCAATGACAATCTTGCCTTTAATATCACTCTTAAGGTCGCCAGCGACTTCAGCATTAGAATTTATAATAAGAGAAAAGGCGGTCGAGTCATATAAGAACGCATAAAACTCAGGGAAATAGTGAGTAATAAAGCGATTGGTCGCAACATTTTTAATATAGCTCTTGTCGGTTGTTGTGAAATCGCCTGGTCGTGTGACTCCCGCTGCCCGGCTGTCGAATCTCTCTTTTTTGATTTTAAGCTTAATAAAGTGCTCACCCCGCTGCGCATCATAGAAGGGAATATTGTACTGTTTGCCAGGATATTTTTTTGTTGTGGATTCGTCGACCATAATAGATTTGCCTAATTTGTGTGGTTATACTTACTTAAGATGTCCTGATCGACGGCATTATCGCCGCTTCCCTTGACGCTAACTGCGCCTCCTGGGGCTTCGAGAAAATTCTGCTGTGTCGCAAGAAGCTTTTGCATGTGAAGTTTAAGCTGTGTTTCGACGTTTGTAATTTTGTTGATCAATGATTCTACTCCGCGTGGGACCATGTCTATAGCTGGAGCAGTAAGGATCCCGAAAAACGGTGAGTAGTGCTGATGTTTTAATATCTCTGTTGTTAAGTCGCGGTCATATTGAACAAAGTTAGAAAATAGTCCACTTAGTTCGTGAATTGAGGCCGCTATCTCTTTCAGGCACTGCTTTAGATTATCACCCTTAACAAGTGGCTGCATATCTCTGTCATCATTCATAGCAATCAAATTGATTCCAAATGCTTGCTGGCACGTGTTGTTCAGTTCTCCGCCTTGAGAGTTCTTCCAGTCTGTCTTAGTAATAAGCTTAATGTTTTCTCTTGCAATAAGCCTTACTGTGTCTGCTTTCAGCGCCACTGTACTACGTGGAGCTAATTGTGAAGTGTTGCCGACTGTTCCTTCTGCGAGACCAAAGAAATGGTCAACGTTTGATTGCTGTGATAGGTACACGCGGGCGGCGTCCAGTTTGAAGTTGGGGTCGACATAGTTAATGTTCCCCTCGCTATCTTTCTTGCGAGCCTGGAATCCTAGCCGGCCGGCAACGATGTCGATAGATGCGCAGTGCATGTTCCTCGTGCCTCCGAAGCCAGACAGGATGTTGTTTGGGCGGTCAAGACCCAAGACAATAAAAGAGTTGCCCTGACTCATTACCTTCTCTACGTTGGTCGTGATATACTCGGGGACTTCCCAGTCGTCTCTGGCGCCTTGGCCGAAGCCGAAGAAGCGCGCTTTACCTTCATCGTCTAGAGAGTCATAATACGCTCGGACGATTGGTGGTAGTTTGTCTATGTCGATTGCTTTTGATGATTTTGCCATATTAACCTTCTGGGTCTGGGAGTGCCTTTACCATATCTATCACTTTCTGGAACGGGTAATAAACGCCCGGGTCATATTTATGATTTACTTCCGGTGGATCGGGCACTCTCGCCTTGTGGTGAGATATCAGGCCACCGTCGCCCACATCCTGACTCACGGCCATCGGGGTGCCATCAGGGTTCTTGGCGCCGGCGGCCTTTCCCAGAGACTCGGCCGTCGGATAGTCCACCCTCGAGGCGCCGGAGCCATCGAGGCTAGGGTGGCCCTTGGAGTTAGATGTATAGCTTCCGGGCGACAAGCCCTCATACACTAAGGGAATGTTGAATTTGTCGCTCAAGTATTTAATCAATCCGGCTGATGCTCTGAGCATAGGATCACCCCAATTGTTGGGGTCGGCGGCGTGACCTTCGTGCTCAATATTAATAGAATTATAGTTTGTAACGCGGCCTTGAGTTGGTCCGATAGCAAATGGCGCCTGGTTATCGGGCATTAGTGCATACACATTGCCTGATTTAGCCACAAAATATTGAGTGCTAGCTTTTCGTGTGAACATTTTGCCTTTGTTTGGTCCCCCTTTTCGATACCCAGCTAGCACATCCAAATTCCCCTGCTCCCCGGGACTAATTTCTGTAGTATGGATAACGATCCACTTAATTTTTGACGCGTCGGCGTTCTTATTTGGTGTTTGGGATGGTTTGTGGCCATCCCAATTATAAGAACCATAAAACGTGGCGTCCTTGTAGAATTCTCCCATGTCCGCGGTGGTTATGCGGCGATTGGTGGTGTCTATATGACCTGTATACTTCTCGTCAGAGCCGTGCACATTCGCGCTGAGGGCGCCCAGGTTTGTGGGAGTGGTGCCACTGAAGCCCTCTACGAGTCTCTGGCCAGAAGAATCGACACTTAGGTTTTCAATTTGAAGGTCTCTTGCGAGTACTTTAACAATTTTAGGATTCGAAAGGGTCGCAGGATTTTCATATCTTACTAGGACCATGCTGCCCAAGGGGATTACTTGAGCACCTGGCATCTCGGTATATACATCCGGGTATGTCCTTAGAATAGGATCTTTGTTTCCTTTTGGTGCTGGTCGCGGTTCTAGTTCTGGAATATATACTTTGTACGCCACATGAGCTTGTTGTACAGAATTATCCTCGGTGCTGCCTTGCGTATACTCCAAAAGCATTGATGCCTTATTCTGGTACACCGGAAATGTAACACTACGATATGATACGATAAACCCATTGAACTCCGAGCGGTCTTCTAACGTGTCTGGCTCGTAGGCCTGCTTCGCTCCTCGCTGTAGGCTTGTTGACGTAGAAGTCCGGCGCGGGTCCCCAGTAAGCTGAGATTGTTTTAGATCAGCTATTTCGTTCAGAGCGCCATAGCTAAGATCTTTTAACTTGATGCCAGTCATTATGCGGTTGCCTTATTTTCGCCCCACGGGGGGTGTACCTTGGGGATGGAGGCGCGATGAGTCTCGGCCGGATGAGAGCCGTCGTAATAAGCAAGCCACTCTGTGGGATAAAAGTCCGCTGGATGGAGCCTTGGGTGTCCTTGGTATTCTATAAAATGATCTGATACATCGAAGTGGAGATGTGCAGCTTCGGACATTCCCGTATCTCCTACATATCCTATAAGTTGGCCCTTCTTAACGGTGGCGCCCTTCCTAAGGGTAGATGGCATGTCCAGATGCACGTAACGAACATAATATCCTGAGGTGGTTTTTATCTGTATTGTGTTTCCGGCTCCATTTGGTTTGCCGTCGCGTTTGCAAATACTCGCGGGACTGTGTATCACTTCTCCGTCCTCCACAGCATATAATGGAGTACCGGTTTTGGCACTGATATCTAATCCGCCGTGCAGTTTACCGGTGGAAGTCCTGTTATATCCACTAGAAACGCGGAGGGCTGGGACACCCTCTCTACTATTTTTGCCTTCTCCCGGTCGTACGGGAAGTATGAAATCGCTTTTGGTATTCTTGAATTCCGGCGCGTTGTAGTCGCGTTTGCGCCAATCGTTTTGATGTAGTTGTGTACCGAGCTGATAGTCGCTACCTTTCACAAGAGTGACGCCTGTTGATCCGGCCTTTTTCTTTGGCTTGCTATAACTTAAGCACGAATGGTCTGTGCCCGGGCCGGGGATACTGCCATAATTTCCGCCGGGGCCGGTGTTTTCCAGAGATCGTGGTGGACCACCAGAGGAAAATCCGCCAGCGAGGCCACCGTTGTCGCCTAAGCCCTCGACGCCACCAACTTTCGACAGTACTTTAACAATTTTAGGATTCGAAAGTGTCGCAGGATTTTCATATCTTACGAGGACCAAACTGTTCAAAGGAATTACTTCCGAAGTAGATAGTTCAGAATACACATCTGGGTATGTCCTTAGGATGGGATCTGTGATACCCTTTGGCGCCGGGCGCGGCTCCAACTCTGGAATATACACTTTATAAGCTGTGTGTCCTTGCTGTGCGGATTCGTTGTCCGATCCACCGAACAAGTATTCTCTAAACATTGAGGCTTTGTTTTGGTATACCGGATGTGTTACTGCCCGGGATGCCACAACGAAACCATTAAATTCCGAACGGTTCTTGAGAGTGTTTGGTTCATACGCTTGTGCGGTGCCGCGCTGAAGACTTGTTGACGTAGATGTGCGGCGAGGGTCGCCAGTAAGTTGAGACTGCTTAAGGTCTGCTATTTCGTTCAGGGCGCCATAACTAAGATCTTCTAATTTGATACCAGTCATTATTCTTCCTCTTCGAGATTCTCGTTTAGTAGATCGAATAATTGCTCTTTGTCGTCAGCAGACAGCCCCGTGCTAACAGATGTCTGGCGCTGGAGCAGACTGGCGAGCTTAACCATCTGTTCGTTTGACCTCTGAAGGTTTTCGATATATTTGGCCGCCATTGAGCCCATCTCTCGACGGGCGTTCTCGGAAGCCTTCATATCTTGTAGAGCATCCATAAGAAGCGACTTGGCCATGGCCCGGTCTTCTCGGATGTTGGTGGTAGTTTCTATTATGTAATCATCTAGATTTAGATTTCGCCGTTTTCCCATTTGCCTTTAAATGTCCTATACCGTTTTCTGAGTTTGTTTAAGTTGTTCACGACTTGTTTGGTGTTCAGGCCAGTGATCTCTCTCAGGTATAAATAAATAGCTTTTTTATTGAAAATTTCGATTGTGTCGGCCGATTCCATTAAGATTCGTACTGCCATCAAGACCTTTTTCTCATTTTCTTTGAGCATAAAGGAGTCCCAGGTATCTATTTCGTGGTCCAGAGAACCCCAAAACTCAATCTCTGTACGCTTTGAAAGATATGTAGGTTCGCGAGAAACTAGATTCTCTTCCATCTGATTAAGAAGATCCTCCATGAAGACTTCTGTCTGGTTTCTCTTCTTTGTCTTCTTGACTTTGTGAATAAACCAGTTCTTGGTTACAACAGAAAAATAGGAGAAGGCCTTCGACCCTTTGCTTGGATCATACTTGTTTAATATTGTGGTTAGCCAAACCTTGCAGTCATCCTTCAGATAATCTATGTTTGGCAATGTAGTAAAACGATAAGTATAAATTATCTTATCAACCATCTGATCAAGGGCTGGCTGTATATATTCAACATATAATTTCCCCCTAAGTTCTCTGTCGTCTGTGGATGCATATTTTATTATGGCATTTTCGTGAACAGAAGTAAAATAATGGTTCTTTGTTGACTTTTTACGCGTCTTCTTCTTCGGCGGCATCGAGTTCTTCCTCCACCATCTCGGCATCTAGAGAATATTCAAATATACCCCTAAATCGTTCCATTTCAGTACCGACATCTCTGGTTCTTTCCATCAGTTCTCGTATTATTGGTTCGCCATGATAGCTTTCCATACTATACATCGATTTCACAAAAACTTGAAAGGCTTTTGTGGTCAAGAACAGGTCAGCTAAATTTTCAGAAATAAAATAAAATTTCTTTAATAACTTAGCAACGTACCAAACTAATAGCAGGTTCACCGTGGCAGACATAATAAGCCATATG